CATTGAGAAAGTGCACATTAGAAAGACTAGAGCTATAAACGTAATGCCTCTGCCGTTCGTGATTTTATTCAGGATGTATTTCCTGGATTTCAAGAACAGCTTTTGCAACGCTCATGGAAAATTCTTCGGAACTGTCGGCACTGATGCCGAGGGCCCCGACTGGACCACGCTATGGAACAATCTTCGCAACATGTCTGCCACTGGTTTTGCCGGTGACTATACTAATTGGGACGGCACTATTGAAGCCGGACTGATGATGGAAGTCGCTGATCTTATAACCGAATGGTACGGAGACAAGTTTGGGAAAGTCCGACGTGTTCTGATGCATGAAATAATCCACACGATTCATCTCGCACAGAATACGCTCTACATGAAACACCAAGGAAATCCTTCGGGATGTCCTCTTACTGTTGAGCTTAATTGCATTTGCAATTTTCTGTACGCCTGTCTCGTGTGGCGTATTTCATGCCGCAGGAACAACCGACTCGACCTACTGCCTCTTTACAAATTCAAGGAGCATGTAGTGAACTACAACTACGGAGATGATAATATCTTTTCTGTCGCACCCGAAGTGGACTCGATCTTCAATCAGAATATCTTTGCAGAAATTCTTGGAGAGCACGGTATAATTTACACTCGGGCCGACAAAGGGGAAATCACCACCGGAGTTGAGCCACTCGAAGACCTCACGTTTCTAAAGCGTGGGTTCAAACCCCACCCCAAACATTCTCGTTTCATGCTTGCACCTATCGATAAATCAACGATTTTCCGCATGCTTGACTGGGTACGTAAATCTAGGGACCCCAAAGAACTTCTCATTGATAATGTGAAGGATGCCCTGGGATTTGCTTACCACTGGAATGTGGATTTCTACAATGACTTCAAAAACAAGGTAGACGATGCATTGCGCATGAGGCGCATACCCGTCGTAAGCCTGAGTTGGCGAGATCATGACGATTTGTTTGTTGACAAGTTTCGTAATTAAATGTTAAATGTTCGTTTTTATTTTCTTCATTTTATGTAACTCTATATGTTGTTTTGTTTTTATCGTTTTATTTCGAAGTTCTGGATTTGTTATTCACCTCATCTGTTATTGTGATTGTCATCCGCACCCCTGCTGGGGAGCACTTTTGTGTTTGGTAGGATCTTAGGATCCATACCTTTGTTAAGTATATATTCACATCAAAAAAAA